ATTGCGCTACTAGCGTTTCTGAATCGGGCTTCTTCAATCTTGATGGCGGTTCCAATAGTTTTTGCGCTCGCGTAAACAATGCCTTCATTGCCGCTAAGAAATTGCACAACATCGTTCGGGTCTATTGCTACACCGTTGAAAAACAGATTGTTTGCTTTACTGAACCAAATGTTTTGAACCTGATCGGTGGATGTGATCATCCATGCTGGCAGGCGGCTAAACGCATTTGGATATCCCGTTGAATCCCTGCTACTGATAAACCAAAAAGCTCTTCCATATGTAAACAAATCCGCGACTGTCCATGACAATATGAAATTGTTTGTGGTTTGTGGGTTTATTCTGCGAAGCCATGACCTGGGCGCAAGATAGACGGGTTGCATGTGTCGTTCGGTGTTGTTCCAAACTTCGTTATACATTCGAAGCTTCATGCCGCCGATTACTGACCCGATAAGACCCAGCGCGCGAGCGTATGCGGGAACGCTCATCGCGCGGTTAAATAATTCGCCCTGGGTGTAAATGTAGTAATCACCGATTTGTTGCAAATTGTTTGCACTACCAGCGGCGGCGGCAAGCGGTTTCTGTTTTATTGTTTTGAATAATGCCATGCGCTAATTGTTACACATTGAAGGCTTAAAAGTGTGTCAGGTTCTCGCGCGCCTGAACCGAGAAAGCGTAAGCGCGCGAGCAACCCGAAATTAGGTTAGCCGTTAGCAACAAAGATTAAAGGTTTTCGAGTCGTGACAGGTTTTGAAGCCATAGCTAAAACCCACACTAAACAGCGACACAATTCGATAGGGCCTGGCGACCTAATTGATGACAAACTAACCGCGCCCTGCACCTTGACCGATACGGCGCGCCCGACATGCTGAGCCAAAAGGGTTGACCCGTCATGTGCAACCTTGCCTTCAAGTATCGCGTTACGCGCAAGCGATGTCCACCTAATCAGCTCACGATTACCAACCACCAATGTTCGGCTAACCAGTTTGGCTGGCAAAGACAATTCAAGCGATGGGGTCACAAGTAGGCGGGTCGTGGAATCTTTGATCTCAAGTTCTATGGCAGATAGGCAATCCTGCAAAGTGTCTTTAACAAACACAACCGCAACCTGGCATTTACCTTCGGCGTTCATCGCACCCCGCAAACCGACATAGCGGGATTCATCCTGTGAAACTTCTACAGCCAGCACCCCACCGTTCGGCATCGGTTCGGCGGTCTGCAAAGTATCCCACACGCCAGGGTCATTTAGCCACGAATTAGAACTAGCCAGCCACAGGTTTACGCTTGAGCGAATAAACGCGGCGCGGTTCGGCTGTTCCGCTTCAGCCTGTAAAACTTCTAACGAAATTGTGCCCCCACAAATGGCTGGGTTAGCTGCATGCCACGCTTCAACGCTCATCGGGTCAACAGTATTTTTCGGTGAGTATTCGGCAAAGTAAAGTTTCCCCCGCTGCTTCGAATCAATAATCCTCAAACCCTGTTCACGCCATTTTAAGAATTCAACACTTGATTCATCGCCAGCTGTAGAAGTCATAAACATCAGCGGGCTATGCGCGGTGCGCTGGGTAGGCATCAACCCCAAACTGACCGCATCACTTGACACCGCCCACAGCTCATCAACATAGACAAGATCAACAGCCGCCAAACCGTGACCAACCGTGTTAGTAGCGGCCCGAACAATCCACCTTGTGCCGTCAGGAAATTCAACCTGGTTACGGCCCAGCGACCACGAAACAACACCCGAAAATTTGGATTCAAAGATCGGGGCGAGCTTCAAGAACATTTCGTAGGCTAAATCTAAACGGTGAGCTGTGCTAATAATTGTTTGCGGTTTACCGCGCCAGGTAACGAAAGACATTAAAGCAGCTGGCGATGACATAGTGAAAGATGCTCGAGCAGCTGTTCAACATTTTGAGAACAGCGATGGCAACGGCGCGCCACTATCTCGAATGTATAAATACAGTTTAATTAAAGGCCGATCTGTGTTTTGGACAACCAGCAAAGTTCAAGCTGGCTATCTAACTAAAGTAGGCAAACGCGGCAATAAAGCAAAAACAGTTTTATTCAAAGATAAATTTGATGCCGAATCAAACCCGCGCGAATCCCACAAAGTAAGTTTCAAGGCCACCCCGTATGAACTGATGAGCATGCAACAAAAAGATGTTGCAGGCGCAATCTTCGAGCATGCAGGCAAGAACAAAACCACACGCTTTACTGAAACATTAGGTAAAGAAGAAGGCCCAGCACCGCGCGTTTTACAAAAAGCAGTTGACAAAAACCGAACCAATGTAGAACATACAGTCACAAAAATAGTTGATGATGTAATGAAAACATTGAACAAACGAATGGTTATCGAATATGGCAATTAATATCCCGATTTTTAGTTCCCTAGACACTAAGGGATTTGATAAAGCAAAAAAAGAATTTGACTCACTTGAAGGCGCGGGTGCAAAATCGGCGTTTGCATTAAAGAAAGCAATGTTGCCAGCTGTAGCCGCCATCGGTGCTATCGGTGCAGGTTTAGGTTTGGCAACTAAAGCAGCTGTTGAAGATCAAAAAGCGCAAGACCTGTTAGCCCAACAATTACGCACAAGCGCGAACGCTACTGATGAACAGGTAGCAAGCATGGAAGAATTTATTAGTGCATCATCGCGCGCGTTTGCTGTTACTGATGATCAGCTTCGCCCAGCGATGGCGAGCCTGACTCGATCAACTGGCTCAGCGGAAGAAGCACAAAACCTATTAGAAACAGCCTTGAACATCAGCACCAGCACAGGGAAAGATTTAGAGACAGTCACCCTGGCATTAGGCAAGGCATATAACGGGCAGACAGGCGCGCTGACAAAACTTGACCCATCACTAAAAGGCGTAATTGATTCTGAATCATCAATGCAGGAAATCACCGAAGCTTTAGCTGTTTCGTTCGGCGGTTCGGCAACCATCGCCGCCAATTCATTTCAAGGCCAAATGGCAGGGCTAAAAATTGCTATGGATGAAACAAAAGAATCTATTGGTGCGGCGTTACTGCCCGCGCTAAAAGCATTGCTAGGAATCCTTAAACCTGTAGCAGAGTTCGCGCAAGAAAACACAAAACTATTTTTAATCATGATCGGCGTTATCGGCGGCCTAGCAACCGCGATAATTGCAATAAATGTCGCCATGAAAATATATGAAGCGGTGCTAGCCCTAACCGCGCTTCGAACCGCAGCGCTAAACCTAGTAACCACAGCAAACCCATATGTGATAATGGCAGCCGCCATAGTTGCATTAACAGCTGTAATGGTTGTTCTAGAAGTCAAGTTTCAATCAATATCAAAAGCAATGGAAAAATTCGGTAACGGAATAATGGTTGTAACAGGGCCGCTGGGCGTACTAATCGGCATGTTGCGCAAACTAGATAACTTGCGCGAAAGTTTAGGCGGTTTTGATTTAGGTGGAATAAACATTCCTGGTTTCGCTAAAGGTGGCATTGTTACGCGCCCCACATTGGCGATGATTGGCGAAGCTGGCCCTGAAGCTGTAGTTCCATTGTCAGGCCCTCACGCAGGCAATTTTGGCGGCGGCGGCGTAACCGTAAATGTGACTGGCGGCCTGGCTACCAGTAGCGAGATTGGGCAGGCAATCGTTAACGCAATTCGAGCCTATAACCGTTCAGCGGGGCCCGCCAATATACAGGTGGCCTAATGGCGGGAACAGCGGTTGTTCAATCGGGTGATTACGAACTAGAAATTGATACAGGGTTTGTTCAGGATGCGTTTATTTTGGATTCGGCAACCGCAGGAATTTTGAATAATACGACTTATGTTCTTGACGGTACAACTAATTTTGCAAGCGTACTTGAAGGCTGTGACACCGTAAACATTAAACGGGGGCGGCGAGATATTGGCGATCAATTTAGCGCAGGCACAATGACATTTAACATGATGGACACTTCAGGAATTTTTAACCCATTTGATGAAAATTCGCCTTACTGGGATTCAACTACCGAACAGCCAGGGCTAGCACCGATGAGAAAAGTTAGGTTTGCCAGGTACGACCTAAACAATGTCAAAGAATATCTGTTTACAGGATTTATCGTTAATTATGATTACAACTTCGCCCTGGGCGGTATTGATACGGTCACGGTTTATTGTGCCGATGATTTTTATTTATTGTCACAAACCTATATGGATGAATTTAATGTCAGCGAAGAATTATCTAGCGCGCGCGTGACCGCTGTTCTTGATTTACCCGAAGTTAACTTCCCAGCTGGTCAGCGTGACATTGCGACAGGTACACAAACATTAGGTGGTTCGGCTGCGTTTACGATAGAAAACGGAACTTCAGTTCAGGCATATTTGGCGGCAATCAACCAGGCCGAACAGGGCAGATTGTTTATGTCGCGCGAAGGTGATCTAACATTCGATGCCAGGCTAGGGAACACACTTTCAGCATCGGTAGCAGATTTTCATGATGACGGAACAAACATTCCCTACAGCGGGGTGGGCATATCGTTTCAAGCCGATCAGGTTGTGAATCGCGCGAGCGTAACTATTTTGGGTTCTAACAATCCACAGGTGGCCGATGATGCGGCCAGCCAGGCCCAATACTTTATTCAAAATCAATCAATTACTAACAGCCTTTTGCATGATGACACAGCCGCGCTAAGCCTGGCTAACTACCTTTTAGAGCCTGAACCAATTGCCCGTTATACAAGCGTGCAGACCGCGTTTGTGTCGCTTACTAATGCCCAGCGAGACACCGTAGCAATCATTGATATAGGGCAAACAATCACAATAGAAAAAACATTTGCCAGCGGGGCGGGTACAACTGAGTTGGCACAAGAACTAGCGGTTGAAGGTGTCGAGCATACGATCACCAATTCATACGGTCATTCAATAGCCCTATTTACTTCGCCTACCGTCATCGTTTATGAACTGGTACTGGATGACCCCGTTTTTGGTATCATCGCACCATCAGATAATGTTCTCGGATAATCTGAAAGGTACTTATGGCAACTAGACAAGTATTCGTGGCATCACAAATTTTGACCGCAGCCGAACAAAACGCGCTGGCTACAGCAATGATTGCTATTCGAGCGGTTACTACTGCATCAACTACAGCGGTTCTTGCTGATGATGGCAAATTAATAACTATGTCAAATGCGAGTGCTAATACTTTTACTGTGCCACCGAATAGCGGTGTTGCATTTGGAATTGGTACACAACTTAATATTGCAATGCTTGGAACAGGACAAACATCTATAGTCGCGGGTGCTGGGGTGACATTGAATAGTGCTGGCGCAAAACTGAATCTTGATTCACAGTTTGCCGTTTGTACCTGTGTGAAAACAGGAACTAACGAATGGTTTGTTGTCGGCAACCTTAAGGCGTAGTTGTGCAAATTCTTAGCGCGCCACATGCAGGCGCAATTGTCGCAAATCTTTTAGTGGTTGCTGGTGGTGGCTCAGGCGCATTTGGCGCAGTAGTTGGCGGTGCTGGTGGAGGTGGTGGTTTGCTTGAAGGAACAATGATTTTACTTGCTGGCACGACTTACACAATTCAGGTCGGTGCTGGCGGTGCAGGGGTCGCAGGCCCGAACAGTTTAGGAAATCAAGGTTCTAATTCTGTTTTTGATACTGCTACAGCGATAGGGGGGGGATTTGCTGGCACATCAGACAACACAACCAGCACAGTTGGGGGATCGGGCGGATCGGGCGGATCGGGAGCGACATCCGGTGCTGCAACCTCGCCACGCGCTGGCGGTGGTACAACCCAAGGAAACTCTGGTGGGCTAACTGGTTACGGTTTCGCTGCTGGTTCATCAACTAACAATGGCGGTTATCACGGTTCAGGTTCGGGCGGCGGTGCTGGCGCACCAGGTGTCAATCACGGCACAACTGCTACTGCAACTGTCGGTGTGACTGGCGGTTCAGGTCGTAGTAATTCCATTACTGGTACACCAACATTTTATGCCGCCGGAGCGGGCTCAATGGCTGAGGACGCCGCCGGGGGCGCTGGTGGTGCCGGCGGTGGCGGGAACGGTTGCCGTTCGGGCAGTAGTCCAGTTGTACCAACCTCAGGAGCTGTAAACACCGGCTCAGGTGGTGGTGGAAAAAATTTCCAACCTTCAGGAAATTCGGGGACCGGTGGGTCGGGTGTTGTAATTGTTGACGCAGGTATAACTGCCGCTTCGACAACGGGTTCGCCAACATTGACTGGCACTGTTTACACTTTTACTGGTAGCGGAACGATTACTTTCTAATGGCTTATTTTGCACAAATTGTTGGCGACATAGTTACCGAAGTAATAGTCGTAAACGATGACATACCAGACGGCGCACAATTTGCACACAATTTGCTAGGTGGCGAATGGGTTGAAACATACATTGACACTGCAGGCAAAAATTTTGCAAGCATTGGTTACACATACGATGCAGTTAACGATAATTTTATTAGTCCACAGCCTTATCCGTCATGGATACTTGATAGCGATGATCTTTGGCAAGCACCAATACCACAACCACCACCACCACCTAACACTCATTGGAACGAAGAATTACAAAGGTGGGTTGTGTTATGAACAAACTACAAATAACAAATCAAACATCAAAGGAAAAACAAAATGCAACCAGTTACATTCAACATACATAACCAAACAAAATATGATCTAAGAATTCAATCATCAAACGGGGCAACCGCCGAAGCCGTATCGGGTGCTTCAACTAGTTTGGGTTTTGGACCAAGTGACACAAACATTACTAATGCAATGCGCTGGTATCAAGACGGCATTTGTATTTTGCAGGGTTCGGTAGCGTGGTCAGCAGGTGGCAGCGGCGCAGATGACGGTTGGACTACTAGCAACATAATTTGTATGAGTGGCGAGATGAACGGCGTTGGTTTTTCAGGTTGCAATGAAGGCTGGGTCGAATTACAGCCTTACAATTTGATGGCTAATGGCGGCGAAGTAAGCGTTACTTACACAAACGCATGATCTAACAATGACTAAAGCACGCAGGCAAATAGGCGTGGGATAAGGTTTTTGGGGTCATCCCCACTATTACTCAACCCGTCTAGTAATTTAGGTCTTGACCGAGAAAGTCGAGGCACAATGCCATTCATCATCAAAACAGTTATCGCGTTTGCGTTATTCACTATCGGGTTTTCAGGAAATGTTTTGTTACAAGAACCGCCCCTGGGTGCTGTTGACCCTGTAACAGCCCCGTATGGCCCCTACCAGTCGTTTACAGCGCAGCAAAAAGACATATACCTGTATGTGGCACCTAGTACAACTACAACTGTTCCTGAGCCTGTTTACCGTCATGGCGAATGTGACTGGCTACCAGCTATGGCTTTGCGCGCTGGCTGGCGTATTGAGCATTTAGGCAAACTTAAACAGATCGGATTACGCGAAACAGGTTGCTGTTTTAACAGGCGCGGCGGTGATTCTGTTTCGGCAGACTGCCGAATCACAGGCGTTACCGAATGGAACCACAGATCAGACACAGGGCTACTACAAATTAACGGAGTCAATTTTGACCTTAAACGCAACCCTTACGCCCCAATTTGTTTACAAATGGGCATATGCACACAAGAACCTTTACTAGATGCGTTCACTAATCTTAAGGCTGGGCTAGTGCTGTTTAACTATTGGCAACGGGTCGCTGGCAACGGTTGGATTCCCTGGGATATATGCAACCGCACCAAATCATGCGAATAGACCTAAAGAAAATTGAACCAGGCTGGTTCGCGCTGGGAATAGGTGCATACCTGTACACCCTTCGGCTACTGTGCATGTTTATATTAGATTAACCAAAACAACAGAAAGAAAAAAAATGAGCCGAGATGAAAACAAACCGAATAACGACTACCGAAACAGCCCACTTTATTTTAAGTTACTGGGCGAACAGTTAAGCAAAATGACTTCACCGCTAACAGAAAACATTGTAAAAGATTTAGAAGGCTGGGTGCTTGAATATGCGTTTACTGACGGAAATTTGATTAGTGACTTGAAGCGCGCAATCATTGAAATCAAATATCAGAATCACATTATTGGCGAGCTTCGAGCGCAAGTAGAAAACCTTGAAGCTGATGGCCAAATGATGTCAGATAGGTTGCGCCGTGAAAATGACTAACAACGAAAAAAATCAGGCCGTGATTCAGTTGACTAGCGAAATGATCGCACAAGTGAAAGCACAAGTTGACACAACCAGCAAAAATGGTTTATATGGTGTACCGATAAAAGGAAGCAAACCGTCAAATATGTTTGATGGCTATTGCGGTGAAATCGCGGTAGCAGAATATCTTGATGTTCCCTGGGAATCCGAGTACATACAGAACAGGGCGAAACAAGGCGATGTTATGGGCTACCAGGTCAAAACAACTTTACGCCATGACGGCAAACTGTTAACAAACCCAAACAAAACTATTCACGGCGGCGCGATGCCAGCGGGAATATATATTTTGGTTACTTTAGATTCAAGCGAACAGCTGGCAACAATTCGGGGTTGGGAAGATTCGCGCAATCTGTGGACAGCCGATCTATGGCAACCTAACATGCCTGACCCGTGTTACGCGCAAGATCAAGAACACTTAAACCCAATGAAACATTTACCCGACACGCCACAAATGCGATCATTCAAAGCAAGCTGGGCATCATGAGAAGAAGTTACGACCCGCGCTATGGCAGTCGAGAGCAGTTGCGAGATTCTGCCGAACATGGAATGAAAGTCGCGCGTGAACGCGATGCATTAAAAGCACAAAACGCAGAATTGCTTGAAGAAATTGAAGAACTAAAAGCCATGATCACATATTTAAGCAAAGGCGAATGATGATCGAATTTAACGAACTTAAAACCACTAACGAATACTTAGTTGATCAACTTATCCTTGCGCGCAAAACCAACGAAATACTTACAGAAAACAACCGCAGATTGGAACGCCTGTTGATTAAAGCAATCAAAGATTTACAAGATAGCAGTTTGCTGATGGATAATTTAAGAAAAATGGTTGATAATTTAACATCTTTAGTGACTTTAAAGGCGGCCAAATTGTGAGCGCGTTTAACCTGGGCGATTATGTAGATGTACCAACCCGATTGGCTGAAGCATTAAAGCGTTGGCCTAATCTTCGAATACAAGAAACAAAACCAATCATTGTCACGGTTGATAATCAACAGTATGTTGAGATCAGCTGTACGGTTTGGCGCGATGTAGATGATGTGTTGCCAATGATCGCTTATTGCTGGGAACCGATACCAGGCCGCACCCCGTACACAAAAGGAAGCGAGATGATGAACGCATCAACCAGCTGTTTAGGGCGTGCGCTGGGGTTCTTAGGAATGGGCATAGGTAAAAGCATCGCATCGCGTAACGAGGTTCAGGCCCGCCAGCCATCGCCAATAGCTGTAGTTGTACCGTCAAGAACATAAGTCGTATTATTTAAAATTCCTGCGGTTGCCGAATCCAAAATGAACGCATCCTGTAAAAACCCTGT